CCTATTGACATTGACCTGGAGAAAATGATTATAACTTCTCCAAATATGAATTTAGAAATAAAAATTTATCATGAAGATGAACAAGGATTTTATGTAGATTATCAAAATCAAGTTTACCGTTTAGAATATAATCCAATTTCCAAAAATTATTGGTTTATGTATTTGAACAAAACACCATTTATTAGAGGATGCTGGTTTGTTCGAGCTAATATTTGTCATAAATTAAAATTTATTTCTTTTATTATCAGCAAAAATGGTTGTTCTTCTATTTTAAAAACTTCAATGGTTCATGACGGAACATATGATACTATTCAGGATCATTCTTTTATCTGGAATAATCCGCAATATTGTTTCGAAAAGAATGTTATTCAAAATATAGCAAAATGCCATGCTTATCCTGACTATATTAAGTTTGTAGTTTTAGAAGATCCATTTAAAAGATTTCTAAGATGGCTGAATTGGTCCTGGAAAAACAAATATAACAAATACTATAATTTTAATTTATCAAAAGAGGATTTTATTAAAGAACATCTTTGGTCTCTTCCTTATATTACAAGAGAATTAGTTTGCTGCGATGAACATGTAATTCAACAGGAAAAATATTTTGAACATATCAGAAAAGAAGGATTTGAACCATTAGTTGTTCAATTATCTGATTTACCGATTTTCTTTAAAAATCAATTTGGAGTTGAGTTGATTAAAAATAATGTTTCTTCTCCTTCTGAACGTATTTTTACAAAGGAAGATTTTACTGAAGATCAACTAAAGGAAATTTATAAGTTTTTGAATATCAAATGAAAAAGTTTTTTGTAAACATTTTTACATATAAAGAAGATGAAGAGATTGTAAAATACAGTGCTCTTTCAGCCAAATATGTATTAGGCGATGATGTTGAAGTAAATGTTATTGATGATAATAAACATCCCATTTCAGAAGAAAAGATTAAAGAATTAAATGAACTTGGCATTTTTTATCGTCAATCCACTTTTGACAGAAAACATAATTTAAACGGTAAAGAATGTGTCGTTGGTATTTTAGAAGAAATAAAAAAATCTACTAAAGGGAGGGCCGGAGTATCAATTAAGCTTGATTCAGATACAATGATTGCACATCGGGAGATATTTGATAAGTTTTATGATACTGAAAGCTGTATGTTTGCTGCTTCTCATCGGCCAGGCAGTATTTTTTCTGGAATATGCTATCTTATTAAAAATGATATTTTAGATAAGATGATTAAAATGGCTAATGACTGTGATATTCATGAAACATCAGCCCCCGAAGATATGACCATTGGATGCTTGGCAACTATTTGTTCTATGCCTAATAGCATTTATATTATGCCTGAATGGAATCCCAATAAAAAAGAGGATGATGGACTTTGTACTGCCTGGAATTATGATTGTGATTTAAAATATATTGAAAAATATTATAAACTTTTCTTTATTGTTACATTTGGAAACTGGTTTACGGTCAAAGGCAATACCAAAGCTTGCCGAAATAAACCTATGGAGCTCTTCCTTGATCAAATCTTAAATATTTGAACATCATGCAAAAGTCCGGTATTAGTGACAAGACAGGGAAATCTTATATCAATGGAATTTCAGTAACAAACAGTACCATAACTGTTACTGAAGCTACCTCTTTAAATTTCACCATTGGAGGACCAATTACTACTACTGTACAAGGAAGTGAAGAAGCATTAATTTCCTTCAATCTTGATGCAGTAAAAAGCAGGGAAGCTTTAGGATTAGGTACTGCTGCTCTTATTAATACCGGTACAGCATCTGGACAAATTCCTGTTTTAGACGCCCGGGGTAAATTACCTGAGTCTGTCATTGGAGATATTGCCCTATATGATAAGTTTGATATAGCTTCTGCTGATAATATAAATGATATTGTAATATTTATTAATGGCATTACTACTGGAATTACTCCTAAACAAGGAGATATGATTTTTGTTCTAGGAGGAAATGTCCAAGGAACCTATTGGATTACAGTCACTAAAACTCCAGGAACTTATACTGCGGATGATATTTCTGGAATTACTACACCGTCTGGAACCATTAGTTCTATTACCTTTTTAGGAACAAATTATACTCCTGTCAATGGTATTATTACTCTCCCGGCAAATATTGGCTGGAGTTCTTTAACTGGAATTCCTGCAGCTTCTGTATCGGCTTCAGGTATTGTTAAATTAAATGATAATACAAATTCTACTTCTACTACTGAAGCAGCAACTGCAAATGCTGTTAAGAAAGTTCAAGATTTTGCTAGTACCAAAATTTCTGGTATTTGGTTCGAAACTAACCAAGGATTAACTTCAGAACGAAATAGTTTTACTATATTTGGAACTGGCCCAATTTATATTGTAGGGAGTGATGCTGGAGATAAATCTCTTATATCAGTAAATTTAGATACTGCAAGAGTTAAAGACTCTTTAAATATTCAATCTATCGCCCCAGCAGGACCTTATCCTCCGGCTATTCCTGAAACCTACGGAACAGGAGCTGCGCCTGAACTTTTAGGTAAACTTGATAGAAGCTTCATGCCAAGAAATATTATTGGTTTTACATCTTCTTCTAGTTTGCCGCCAGTAAATCCTCCGTCTGATTTTATTCAAGGTTTTGCTTTTACAGCACAGGATAATAATGGTGAGGAAACTCCTGGTTTTAGTGTTTCTGTTTTTGAAAAGTATTATTCAACTGGAGAAATATGGAAAGGTATTAATTATTTCCTCAATTCTTCTTTAACAGCAACATCCGGACCTGACCCAGTTATTCCAGCAACTGGGGCTGATGGTAAATTAGATGCTTCATTTATTCCAGATAGTGTGAGCGGAGGAATTGGCATTGTTAATTCTAGTAATCCGGGTACAACACTAACTGCTAAAACTTTAAGAATCGGAGCACTAAACGGGTTAGGCGTATCTATTGCACCTCTTGGCCCGAATAATTCAGAAATTAATGTTTTTTATGGATTAGAAGAAACTTCATTTAAATCTTATCTGACTAATACTATTGGCATTAAAACTGCTGCTTATCAAAATACAGGAACTACAAATGGAACAATCCCTTTAATTGGTGCTAATGATAAATTACCAGCAAGTATTATTCCAGATGAAATTGGCGGAAATTTTAGTTCCTTTACTATTAATAATGGATATGAAGCTACTCAAAGTATAAGCTCTAATCCTAATCAAATTAAAATTTGGAACTCTCCATTTTTTATTGGACCTCATGAAGCCACTGATTTAGTTAATGAATTATATCTTAATAATGAGGGTGAAGTTACTTTATCTCAGCGTTTTACTGATAGGGCCGCCCTTCGTTATATTACTTGTGTTGAAGATTCAGGTAATTATCGCTTTACTACATATTATTGTGGCCCCTTATTGATATTTGAATCATTTTCAGCTTATACTAAAGGACCATTTTTAAAGAATTCTACTAATTTTAATTATACTGGTACTCATCCCGGTGAACTAAGTAATAACGCTTATACTAAAATACAAATAGATCCTTATTTTGCTTTAGCAAGAAGTAATTATATTATAAATAATACAACTAGTGGAAGTTTAATTGATATTTATACAGATCTTTTAACTAGAAAATATTATTTTCGGCCAAGCTCATTATCTTCAACAAATACTCTTATCGTTAATCTTTATATTGGTGAAATAACAGTACAAAATTACCATATTGATAATACTCTTATTTTAGACCCTAGGAACCTTTCAGTTGCTCCTCAAAATATTCAAATATTACTGCCGAATGAAACTACAGGAAACTATAAGCTGTTTATAGACCAGGGCGATGTTGGGACATTAACGAATACTCATCTGTATAATATTAGTATTGGTATTATTCGACCAACGGAAAGTCCAGCTCTAATAATGGTAAAATATTCTCAGTTTGCACCAGTTTAAAAATGGGAGAATTAGGATTAGCTAGAAATAAACGATATAATCAAGGTTATTTTTATCCAAAAAATAAACATAAGTTTATCGGAAAATATGCAATTTACCGTTCAGGTTTAGAGTTAAAGTATTTTCAATTTTTGGATAATAATCCCAAGTGTATCAAATGGAATTCAGAAGGAGTAAAAATTCCTTATTTCTGGGAAGGAGATAATAAGTGGCATACTTATTATATCGATTTGGCTGCTTCTTTTAAAAAAGAAAATAAGATAGAAACTTTTTTAATTGAAATTAAGCCTTACCGGCAAACTATAGAGCCTGAAGCAACAAAGCGAAAAAGGAAAAAGACTTTATTAACTGAACAAATAACATTCAGTCAAAATCAAAGTAAATGGAAAGCCGCTTCTGAATTTGCATCCAAAAACGGCTTAAAATTTATTATTCTTACTGAAAAAGATATTGGTTAAATTTCTTCTTCAGTTTCTTTATATTGTTCTTTACCGGTGGGATTAAAGGCAATCAATGTTTCTTCAGAAGGCATTTTCGGAGTTACCAATACTCGATAAGAATGCCTGTTTGCTCTGGAAGGGCTCATTTCATCAAAATTAAAAGTAATAATATCAGGATATTTCTTTAACGCAGAAACATTAGAAATATCTTTAAATTTGATATTTTGAGCTGAACCTTTTCGTCCATATCCTAAGGCTTTTTCTCCACGGTTAAATGTTTTAATTTGACGAGGAATAAAACTATTATTAATAGGTTCGGTAATTTTAATCGGAGGAACTCGAGTACCGGATCCAATTTGATCAGTATCAACAACAGTAATATAAAAGCCGGGGTTTAACTTCATCCATTTTCTTAATTGATCTACGGAAGCCCTTCTCCATTCAGATCCTTTATTAAAGATTTTAGCTAAACTGCCATACTTGTTATCATCATATTTTAATAAATCCTTAGCCTCTTCTCTGGCTGAAGCTCTTCGTTCTTTATCTGCAAGCTTCCTTTCCCATTCGTCCCACTTTGCGGGATCATCAAAAACTCCTTCATTAAAAATTTCTAAAGCGATTTGAGATAAATCAGTCATGAAAG